ATACAAGACGCGTCAATAGGTCTAGGTGTTAATGGCAACCACAGTAATGATGCTGTGCTTGTTAGACGATTCCACCTTTGGGGTAGGAAGAATAAAGTAGAAACTGGAACTATCCACGATGCTTTCTTCTCAAACCTAGGTGACGCGGTTCCCGCGAAATTTGCTTTACGAGAAATATATGCGGATGCATTACGTGAAGGTACAATTAAACAGACCTTATCAGCAATGAGAAAGGCCGGTATGTCGAGGGAGACATATAATAAATACTTACAAAGAGCAGTAGAAGACGGATTGATAGACCCTCCAAATAAAATCACTCCGAAAGAATTGCTAGAAACTATACGAGACGGAAACGACTGGTATGGTATTGGTCCATAGATATTTGTAATAGCTATATGACTAAATAAATAAACGTGTCTGTGACACATAAATAATATATCAACCCAAGCTGTGCTTGAAAGGAAATAAAATGAGCGAAGATAATCAAATCGAAGAAAACGTAACACAAGTGGAAGAACCAGTTGTTGAAGAAGTAATTAAAGAAGAACCAGCTACACCAGAAGCTCCTAAAGATGACATCGAATCAATTGTTGAAGAACGATTGGCTAAGATGAAAGCTAACATGGACCGTATGGCTAGTGAGCGTGATGAAGCACTTAAACTTAAAGTCGAACTAGAGTCCAAACAAAAAGAAGAGACAATAGCTCGAATGAAAGAAGAAGGCAAATTACAAGAAGCTCTTGAAATGGAACTCGCAGAAGCAAAGGCTAAGCTAGATGTTTACGCAAAAGAAACAACTCAGCTAAAGCGTGATGGAGTATTAAACGATGCTCTCGCTGGCATGGAATTCCGCAACGATAAATCTCGCGACATGGCTCGTAGAGAAATTGTTGACCAATTGGTTCAAAATGAAGAGGGTGCATGGGTGCACTCCACAGGTTCAAATATTCGTGACTACGTTGAAGCTTATTCTAAGTCCGAAGATAACTCATTCTTGTTCCGTGTTAAATCTAACACTGGTGCAGGTACAGGCAATCCGGCTGGTGCGCCTTCAACCGATGTTTCTAAGTCAATATCGGAAATGTCAACTCAAGAAATACTAGCTCTTGCCCAAAAAGGTAAACTAGGTAATTTTAATATCTAAAAAATAACGCTATTATTTAGCACATAAGGAAAAATAAAATGGCTATTACAAACACAGATTTTCAGAACATTGCTCTTGCAATCTCTGCTTACTCAGACGAGGCGTACACAAACGCTAAGAAATTAAACGGAACAGGCATTGTTGCCGCAGACCAAAGAATTGACGCTTCAGGCGAATCTTTCGTAGGTCAGTTCAGATGGTACAAACCATTAGCATCAACAGTGAACGTTGCTTCATTGTCTTCAGCTACAGATGGTACATACACAGACATCGCAACAGACGTTGCTAACTTCGTGAAAACAGTTCGTACATTCGGTGCAGAACAAGTTAACATGCAAGAAGTAGTATCAAAGCAAGACGGTCTAGCGAAAATCGCTCGTGACTTTGCTGAAGTACGTGCACAAGACGAGCATGACGCATTGTTGTCAGTTCTTAAAGGTGTAACACTTTCAGAAGTTGCTTTAGGCGACGCGGGTGGTTCAGGTAACGGTGGCGTTATCGCTTTTGACACAGACGTTGATGCGGCTAACACTGGCTTCTTCGTAGACGTAAACGCGGCTGGCCTACACGGTGCGGCGGCAACTGGCTCATCAGACGCTCGTAAACTATTCGATTCATCTGCAATGGGTGCGGCTCGTGGTGAGCGTTTATTCCGTTCTGTTGGAGCGGCGTTCAAAGACTACGAACCAGATTATATGTACATGGTAACTTCACCAGAAGTAATGGCTGAAATGCGTGCTGCTAACCTAGTAGACGAAGACCGTGTAACTGACGGAAACCTTGAGTTCTCAACAGTATTCGGTGGAAAATTCCGTCTAGTTATGACTCGTGCTAACCAAATGATTTCTGGAGCTTCTGCTGGAGACTTAAATGCTTCTTCAACTAAGTGTTCATACATCATTAAGCCGGGTTCTGTTGCGGCAACTGCTATCAACATGCCAACTCCAGTAGAAGTAGACCGTGCGGCGGCTTCTTACTTAGGTGGCGGTTCAACTAACGTTTGGTATCGTTGGGGTTACATCAACCATCCAATGGGCTACGACTGGGCTGGTGCATCAAATGCATTCGCTTCAAACGCAGTTCTTGGTGCTGGTGGTTCTTACACACGTAAAATGGATAGCTTAAACTTAGGCATCTTACCAATCTTCCACGCATAAATAAAAGGAGGAACTAATGGCTCTAGTTCTTAATACGAACAGCTATGTAGAAATTGCAGATGCTGATGGCTACTTGGAAACTCGTATTGATAGTGCTAACTGGTTTAACGCTACAGACGAGATTCGAGAACAGGCTTTGGTTACAGCAACACAGATTGTTGATGACCACGCTTGGATTGGTTCTGCTGTTAGTTCCTCACAAGCTTTGGCTTGGCCTCGGAAAAATGCAACTTATATAGACAACCGTTTAGGTTTGTCGGTTACGTTTACTCAATCCGAGATACCGAGTCGTGTTAAAGTGGCTGTCTACGAGCAAGCATTACACTTAATTGATAATGAAGATTTACTAATGGGTACTACTCAAACTTTTGAAAGTATTTCTGTTGGGTCAATCTCTATATCAGATAGCAATAATGACGTTACTAGAACTCCAATTAAGTCAACTCAAGCAAACAAGTCTATCAAACCTTTAATTGTTAAGGGTTCAATAGGTCAGGGAGCTAGTTGGTGGAGGTCTAATTAATGTCACTTAAGGCTAAAGTTAGTGCGGCAGTAGATAAGGCTTTTGCGGCTATCGGGGACTTAGCGGTCTCCGGAACTTTATCCAACAAAAACGCAAGTAGTTATGACTTTGCCACAGGGCAAGCAGTATCTACTACAACTAGTAAAACAGTTAAAGTATTTCTAGAAACAACCAACAAATCTTCTGACGAAGCTTTTCAATCAAAAGCTCTGATGAAATCGAATGTTGCTGTTGATGGTTACGATACTATAACTATAGGTACTTCGGTATACAGTATAACAGACTTTCAAGACGATGGATTTGTAATAACATTGAAATTGGCAAGGGAGACTCTATAATGTATGACTTAATACTTAGAGATGTTGAGACAGTATTTGGTTCATCAGCATGGACAGTAAACAATATTAAGACTTATCCTACAAACTACTTAGGTAATAAGAAATCTAATAATGAATACGTCTTGATGAACGTACTTCCATCATCTAGTAAAAACTATGCGTATGGAGTTAGTAAAGAGATTACAGG